TAAAATAAAAGATGATGACGGAAATCAAGTTATTAATGAAGGATTAAAAACTATCTGGGTTCGCAAAACAAAAGAGTCAGCTAACGGCAGGCTTCAAGATACTGATTGGTATGTTACCAGAAAAGCAGAGGCAGGAACGGCAATTCCTAATGGAACTTCTACCTATAGAACAGCAGTAAGAACGGCATCAAAAACGATTGAAGATAAAATAAATGGGTGTTCTAATTTATCTGCTTTCAAAGCATTATTTGATACACCACTTGATAGTAATGGAAACCCTACTGGCAACGCTCCAATATATGATTGGCCGAAGAGTGAGTAAGCCAACTTTAACCTCTGTCACAGAACAACTTCATTCCCTTGATACACGTTCGCATCGCCTCGAAGTTCAGACAACTATTCAGTTCAAAGATCTTTTTAATCGTGTTAAGCGTCTTGAAACTATCTTTATTTCTGTTGCTGCTACAATTATTGTTATTCTTTTAGGAATAGCATTTAACCTCTAAACAAACTTAAAATTTATTAATCGGACATATATTACCGAGCCTCAGAGGCTGCCGATTTACCAGGTGATATTATGGATCCAATGACATTATTCGCTGCGGTGACGAGTTCATTTCAGATCGTAAAAAAGTTAGTAAACGCAGGGAAAGAATTTGAGGATGTTTCACTCCAGATAGGCAAATGGATGGGTGCCTGCGCTGACCTTGAACATCAGCATAAAAAACTAAAAAACCCTACCCTCTTAACTAGACTGAAAAAAGGAAAATCTATTCAAGAGGAAGCCTTCCAGTTGGTTCAACATAAGGCAACTATTGAGAAGCAAAGAGATGAATTGCAACATCATATTATCTGGACACTTGGGTTAGGTCAGAAGGGCTGGAACGCACTTTTAGAAACGGAACGCAGTATCAGAATTGCTAGGAAAAAGGAAAAGTTCGATCGTGAAGCAAGGATGGAAAAAATACAATTTGTGGTTATACTCACTGTCGTTGGTGTTGTGGGTGTGTGTCTACTCATTGGTCTTGCCTACGGCCTCAAAATCATCGACAGTAGATGAAAATACTATCTGTAGATTACACCGCGTGGCGGTGCTAATTAGGAACCCTGGAGCGCATCAAACTCGCGATGTATTGTGTATATACTACGGCTCCAAAAACACCGTTGAAACGGCTATAATTCAGTACTCACCAAGGCACCGTTGCCAGGTCGAATATTCATGTAAAGTGAACCCCTCTCCCACTAGAAAAGCAATCCAAGAAATTATAAATGAGTTTGAGGAAAATGGCTAAAAAATTACAAGAAGATAGTGTCCTAGATCCCTATGATTTTGACGGGGATGGAGTAGTGACAGATGCTGAAATTGACAAGGCAAAAGAGATCCGTGAGTTCGAAGATCAGAGCAGAAAACATCTGGCTCAATTAAGACTTGCCAGGTATTCATTAATAGCAATCGCAATTTATACTCTGTTACTTTTCATGCCATTTGTCTCAGACGAGAGAATAGAATTGCTCACCAGTATTTCAGATTTATTTTACATTTCACTCTGTTCGGTGGTGGGTGCCTATATGGGATTTACTTCTTGGGCAACTAGAAACGGGAAGTCGTAATGTTATCACTTCTAGGATCTGCATTAGGGTTTGGCACAAGCATAATTCCGAGTGTCATTGATCTCTTCAAACAGAGGCAACAAGACAAACAAGAACTCGCAATGCTCCAGGCAAAGGCTCGTTATGCGACACAATTATCTGAACTAAAGATAGATGAGTTAAGGTCTAAAAGCGACATCTCTGAAATAGAAGGAATTCATAAAAGCCAGGTGGCAGCAGTCAGCAATTCAACTTTCGCAGCTGCTCTATCAGGGTCAGTCAGACCAATCGTAACTTACTTGTTCGTAGGCATATTTCTTACAGTAAAGATCACCGCCCTGGTAACCTCAATGAAGGCAGGCCAAACCTTGAATGACGCAATGCCAATCATCTGGGACCAGGATACTCAAATTCTGTTTAGTGGGATTATTAGTTTCTGGTTTGGGCATAGAGCCTTCGAAAAACTTAGGCAAAGGAAAGGATAAAAAATGGACATAGAGAAGCTGCGTGAGCAACTCAAAATTGATGAGGGTGTAGAGCATGAAATCTATAAAGATTCGCTTGGTTTAAAAACTTGTGGAATCGGTCACTTATGTGTCGATGGTGAGCCAGAATTTGATATGGATTTTGGTGAAGAAATCTCTGATGAAAGGGTCAATGAACTCTTCGAAAAAGATGTCGAAATTATGATCGAAGAGTGTGAGAAATTATATCCATATTTTGGGGAACTTCCAGAAGAGGCACAACAGATTATTGCTAATATGATGTTCAACATGGGAAGGCCCAGATTGTCGAAATTTAAGATGATGAAAGCCGCAGTTGACAACAGAGATTGGAAGGAAGCGGCAAAGCAAATGAAGAACTCAAAGTGGTACGTCCAAGTCAAAAATCGGGCAGACAGATTAGTTAACCGAATGGAAGGAATTCAATGATGCCAATGGTTAATGGTAAAAAATATTCATATTCTAAGGCAGGCAAAGCCGCTGCAAAAAAGGCAGCTGCAAAGACGGGCAAGAAGGTTCAAATGGGTTCAAAGAAAAAGTCATTGATGAAGACTTATCGTTGACTTTGAAAGTCAAGGTAAAAGCAGAGAATCGTGGTCCAGGTTTGGTCCAGGTTTGAATTGATTTGAGTGGAATTGAGTAGTTTTCCGATGTGCTGAAATCCTTTAAAAATAGCTGAAATGTCTGAAATTATACTCCAGCAACAGATTTTGAATCCGCTGCGTCTACCATTCCGCCACTTGGGCATACTTTCGTAAGCCCTTATAATCTATAGATATTTCTGATTAGAGTGCAATACCCCTCTCCTCATTTTTTTGATTTGGTCCAGTTTTTGGTCCAGTTTTTCTGGACCATCTATTGAATTATTGATTATTCCACACTATATTATTGACTATAAGAGTTAATTAATTGGAAGGAAGCAATCGAAATGTCACGGGAAAATAAACCTTTAAATGTAAAAACCAGAAGAGGCCATTGGTGCATAAATGCAGAAAGAATAGGTCTTTCATCAAAGCACGGAAACTACCCCACAAAAGCAGCTGCTCAGAAAGATGCTGCAATTCTCCTGGCAGATTTTATAAAGGGTGATTACGTTGCCAAGGCGGCAAAGGAACAGTCTAAAATTACTATAGCTGATGCTTATGAAGATTGGTTAAAGGATATAAAAGATCAGTACGAACTTAAAAACATTTCATTGGATACACGCAATTCCAGAGTATGTGCAGTAGCATGGATTGTTAAGCAAAAATTTAGTGGAAGAGTTTTTAGTCAGTACGTTGCAAAAGACATTATTCACCCTTTCAATATCAAAGAGTTTAGAAACGAATTTGAGAGGCTGATAAAGACAAAATGGTCTGCCAAATCTACCCGTTCTAAAAAGAAGATTTATATACAAAATTTTCTTGCTCATATTCTTGATAAAGGCTGGGTTGCAGTTAACCCTCTTGATAGCCAAAAGGTTACAAAAAATCTTTCCGCTGGGGCAAAAGTTAGTAACCGATTACATCTGCAAATCGATCAGGTTGAGTATGACAAATTGTGGGAAGATGGCATTTCAAAAGAGAGCCTAGTACACAGAACTGTTTTTTATGTGCAGGCTTGTACTGGAATAAGACAGTCTGAGGCACGGGCACTACATTGGAGAAATGTTAATCTAAAAGACGGGTATATTTTCGTAACCAACTCCGTAGACAAGAACTACAATTTAAACCCCACAAAAACTGAAAAAGGTGAAAGGCCAATTGCTCTTGATGATACCGCTATTGCACTACTTTCCGAATTAAAACTGGAGTCACCAAACTGTTCTGAAAACGACATTTGTTTTCCTGGGCATAGGCATCCTTTTCTTAGCCAAGAATTTTTTCGTGACCTATTTAAAAGAGCCGTAAGAAGGTCTGGTGCAAAGCGAGTGACAAGCGGTTGTCTTCGTCATTATTTTGCAACCCGTACTATTTCAGAATTGGGAGAGTCCTGGGCAGATGTTGCCGATGCAATGGGCCATGAGAACGCAGCCTTCACCAGATCACAATATGCGTTTCTTAATATTGATCTCAAGAAAATTGCAAGGCAGCGAAAGGCCTCTAGGATGCCTGAGAAGAAACTTGCAGTTGTTTAAATTTTTGAATTTCGTTGGCAGGGACAAAAAACTTTCTGCCAACTTGCTTCACCTCAATATCCCCCTGAGTTCCCAACTTCCTAACCACTCTTCGATTAGCCAAGTTATCTTCCCCAAGTAAAATTTCAGCGGCCTCTTTTATCGTATAAAGTAACTTCTGAACCATAACCAAATCCTTCCAAATTTCGTCTTACTTAATCTTTCAATTCTCTTTCTCTCAACCCATAAATCGATCCACAGAATGGGGCGCACGGCATACCTCATTTGACTGTAAATGGATCATCAGCAGCAGCTGGTGCTGACGGTTGAAATTGGGGTTCCCTGGTGGTCTGCGATACTGGCTGCAAACCTTCCATCCGATACTTGTTTCTGTACATATTAAAGTATGCAATTTGAGGCCAATCACTTGGCTGCACATCTGCTATTTTTTTAGTGATTTTTAATCTAATAGAAAGATCGTGCTTTTCGATCAGTCGGATAACTTCAGCCACCGCCAACTTTGCTTCGTCATTTGCACGATCATTAAAATGGGTGTTTATCCAACCTTTGATGGAATGCTCCTCACCGCCTTCGGGGATCTGAATTTTTCCGTTTTGAAGTGGTGGTTTTGGGTTTGTACTTTGCATTAGTTTTCCTTTCCTTTTTTAAAATGGTGCTTCGCCAAATCCATCTAGGAGTTCGACAAATTTTTCTTTGATTGGTTTGTAGATGCCAGGGAACTTTTCCTTGAGCATATCGATACCTTTATCGTTCTTTGCTTCAAGAATTTTCAAATCTTTAGCTGACGAACAAGCGATCATTTTGCGTGACAGTTCGGTGGCAAATTCAATCGCCCTATCATCGCCAGATGCAGCTGCCTTGGGAGCCTCTGGCTCTGGTTGTGGTTCTGGTTGTTGTGGCTCTGGTTTTGTTTTTGGCTCATCATCAAAATGAGGATCTGGTAACTCTTCTTTTGAATATAGATCAATTCCAAGTCCGAACATTGCCAAGCATTTTACCAGGCATCTCATCCTTGCATCTGATATATCTCTTGTGGTGGGATTCTTTTTTGCGTTGTGGCGATTATCCATAACGGGCAGCCACATATATCGGGGATGATTTTCGATGGTTACTGTGCAGCTAACTGATGCGTACCCTTCACCTTCCCAAACTGTGTCGTGAAATTCATAATTACTATTTGGAAACTCTTTCATAAGAATTTTCCAGGCAGCAGTCCAAGTTATATATTTAGCTTGAAAGTTACCCGATGGAATTTTTTCCACATATGGAGTTACATCATGTTCCCTTAATGTGTCCCAAATATTTTGGAATGTAATATCATTCGATTTCAATTTTATGTTCCCTTCCCTTTTGAGTTAATTTCCAAATAGTCGCTTGCCGTCCAGAACTGGTAATCCTAGTTTCACCAGAATTTTCTAAGAAATCATTTTTCCAGAGGAAGACACGCGCAGGCCGCCAGCTATCTCCCGTCAGTCCAGATTTCTCCTGACCCTCAAGATCGGTCAGACCGCCCTCATTAATTGTTTGCATTACAATATTTTGATTTTTGCTAAAGTTCACCTTCAAGGCACTCGCCCTGGATGTTACAGAATGCCGCTGGTGAGGTGGAATATAATCAAAACCCATCGGCTACCCCCCAGATTTGCTCTGCTAATGCCCGATGCCGTGGATGAAGGTCACCCCAGTAAAATTTGACCTCGAAATCTACCTCACAAGACCGAAGAACGGCCTCTTTGGTTGTGTAGGTATCAAATTTACCTTCCAGCCGCTGGCAGGCCGTTTTTACGAGTCTCAGAGCATTTGTTAATTCTTCAGCAGTTGGGCGGTATACATGGTACCCATTTCTGCTTGCCATCACCAATTTTGGCATATTTCCCGTCATGTGCCAGTAACCAGCTACCTGGTTCCTATAATTTTTTGGGAGCCTCTTTGGATTGCCTTCTTTGTCGAAAACATTATCTGTCCATTTTGTTTTTAATTCGACTGTTCCAGCATTGTAATCTCCAAATCCAATATAAGGGAGCCTGCACCCTTCTAGTTTTCCTTCCAGTTTTTCTTCACCAGTAATTTGGTTGGCACCCTTCATGGCCTCTTGCATTCCAGCCAAAGCATTATTTGCCACCAGCTGAAACAGAGTTTTGGATACTTTCTCCTTCTCTTCCTTCTTGCTAGGCTTGCGGCCCTGGTCATCATAATAAACACCATTCACTACATCATCGATGTGATCTTTCTCGTCAGCTGCGTTTCTCCAATGGGGTGACTGATAACCCTGGATCATGTTTATCGCCTCTCTGTAAGCTTCA